CCCTATCTGTTATTTTCTGTTTCGACGGATAACTCCGCAAAGCAATAATTAAACTGCTAATAGTTGGCGTTTTACTGAACGAGCAGAGAACTTGATGTTCTTACCAGATACAGTTACTTCGCCTTTAGATGCGTTTGCATTTAAAGTGTTTGCTTCTTCGACCGAGTAGTCCCAGTCCTAACGGCTTTAGCTTTGCCGATCCTCCAGTAGCCCTTTAGCGCCAATCGATTCTAAATCATCCCCACCTAAATATACCTAATACACTTAGGTGGAGATGTCGGGACTTGCACCCGAGTCTTGCTCGCCATACTTCTACCTTCAACGAATTTTATTTTGTGGCATACTTTTTTTAAGTCGACCACTACTAAACCCTTTGTCTAAGTATTCCTGTTTTTTACTTAGATCTATAAAATGTTCCTTAACACCATTATTTACCCAACATTCCTTAATACGGTGTCCCTTCTTACCTCTAACCCATCCATCTGGGATAGTATCGTTTATTGTAATGCGTTTAACTTCTTTTGTCAATTCATTTGATATCCAAATACGCCCAAATTGACTGTTACCAGACCCAGTCGACGCCTTAGATATTTTATTTCTAACTTCTTCTTTTTTATCATTGGACATTTTGTTCCAATTATTTGGGCTCCACCCGGCTTTAATTTTATTACCCCACGAGTGAGCCTGCATCTTTTCTATGGATTTTTCAGTCCAGTTTTTTGTTCCGCCAAGCCCTAATTCTTTATTCCTTATAGCAGATAATCTGGTTACTTCTTTGCGTTTAACTGGATCGTTGTTAATATGTTCAAATCCACCGTAACCACCTTTGTGCATATTGTAAGTATCAGACCGTTTTACAAAATCCTCCGTTACTATTTCAGATTCTTTAACAGCCATTTCGTGAGCATCGTTACAGTAATGCAATACTTCTTTTTTAAAATTGTCTATACCGTATTTTTTAATAGCGGCTGTGATCTGGCTGCCAGAACCAAAATAACCATTTTCAAAAGGATGCTTGGCAGATTTATGTTTTCCGACATAAATCTTACCATTGCTTAGATTAATAATTTGATAGACATAGTAATACATAACTGTATTTATGTTGGACAAGAGTTCGACCAACTTTTACTCTAAGACACAGTTTGCCTTCACTACGAAGGAATTACAACAATTCTTTATTACAACTATTTATTCTTTGATCTTGGCAACAGCTGGAGGAGGATCAAAGGTATTAATAAAATCAAGGAACTCTTGTGCAGTTTCTAGATCTGCCCAAACACGGATTACTCCGTCAAGTGTATGCCATACATGACCATCAGTTTTACCAGCATCAATCCATACAAGCTCTCGCTCATCGATCTTTTTTAATTCTTCTTCGGTCAACACAGGAACTGTATCTCGTCCCCATGATACTAATGTATTCACTGGCATTGCTATCTCCTCTAATGTAATTATATTATATTATCTTTACTGGTAACTGTCAAGAAACTTTTGCAAGTTACCGTATAAATTGAATAACATAGCTTCTTTGCTACTAAAAAATACTATTTTCTTTGGCATCATCTTGACAGTAACCAAATACCAAGGATGCTGTAACCTACGATCCAATAGAACAATCATTCGACTGGTTATATCAAATGGTTCTACATCATAATCATAATGTTCTAATTCAAGTATCTTGGTAAATGTTTCATAACCCATGTTAGTTAAGCGCATGCCACCACCGGCTCGAAGATTGTGCCACCATATGGGTATGGCCGCATCAACATCAATCTTAAATTCTTCTGGTAAGTGTTGAATTAACTCTTCGGTTAGTTTCTTTTTATCGCGCACACAGATTACGGATAGATCTTAGGACCTTCTTTGAGTATCACAACACTAAACTTGTCAGTCTTGAATTGAATGTTTAACTTGCGAGCAAGGTTAATAGCATGTCCAGGATTACTAAAACTAACTTTCTTGTATTTAGGACCGGGGTACTGTACAAGTAGGTTTGATGTTTTTAGATTGATGGGACTATTGTCGTAGAAAACTGCCCAGATACCTTCAGATGCTAGTACCTGTTCAGTTTTGTATGTAGATTTGTCCGTTAACTCTGCAAGGACATTTGGCTTTGGTCTGCTCATTCATTATACTCCTACATTTATTTATCACAAAATATAGGTAGTTTTAGAATGAGCCCCCGTGCATTTCCACTTGAATTACTTCGTTATCTGTGGTTTTTTGTGTTAATAGCTGTTCTCGTAGAGTCTGTAACTCTAGTAACAGTCTAGTCAAGTCCGCATGAATAGCACGAGCATCGCCGATCGGAATGGTTAAATCTCTAGCACCACGAGCTTCTACGCCCTGTACACGATCAATAAATCTCTGTAGGTGTGTGGTCATTTAAGGAATTGATCCAATTGTGGAGGAGTCCAACCTTCTGGTTTTAACACTTTACCATCTTCACGCTTGTTAACACGACCAGTGCGTCGATCAATTTTGGCAAAGTTAGTTGACATAACTTCTTTCCAAGCACCTTCAACATCGGCTCCGATACTGTGCAGGGCACCAATGGTCACAACTAGGATGTCGATAAGTGCATCCAAGTCGCCAACACGAGTAGTAGAATCTTTAAGTTCTTTTACTTCTTCGTCGATGAGATTAAAATACAGGCCGTACTGTTCTTGATTCTCTGTGCCTACGGTCTGATCGCAGGCTGTCATAAATTTTTCTTGATCTCTAAATGGATTTGTCATGATTGGTGGCTTCCTCCTCTGTATAAAATGGGCCATGATATGGATAACGACTTAATACAATTAACTTAGGGTCTTGTACAACTTCCCAATGACGACCCTGTTTAACTTGATACCAACCAGCCGCATACCAACTTTTACTTTTCTTGGTCTTGGTATAGATTGGTAACTTTTGTGGAACATTCCACATGCCGTTGTAGCATCTACCGGCAGTGGGATATCCGTAGACTGTCTGTTCTTTAACTACAGGTTTCTTTTTAACCACAGGCGGTTCAAACTGAACATGAACACGCTGTTCAACCATCTTGATTGTTTTGTACTGCTGAACTTGATTATTGATCTTAACTTGATATCCGCCATCACAAGCTTCGACATTTCCAATCTTGCGATCGTTTTCTTGCAGGATCCAGTACTTGCGATCGATTACTGCTTTTGCTATTAATGTCATTGTGTCATCCTTTTTCTACATGCTTCTTTTACTGCCACAGGGTAGTCAGGGCTGATCTCTGCTAACCTGCAATCATACTTTACGGTAATGTGTCTGTGGTCTTGCGGCCAAAACGCCAATGCCAAGACGGCAAATATAAAGGCAAATGTAACCGTAGTCCAGAAAATATCTTTAGCCATTTAATTCACCTTTGTATGTTTGATTCATCCAATGTCCAAAACTATCAGCAGAATCACTACACTTGATTAACTCATACTTGCCACAGAACTTCATAAATCTAACACCAACTTGTCCTACATCTTTGTGACTAATTTGTTCACGAATTGCAGTATCAACCTTTAGTTTAATATCTTCTGGCTGTGCTGTCAAGTCAATTAAACTACGATTGCGTTCATAGTCATCTAACACACGATGTTCTACACCATCTGGATCCATCCAGCGTTGTAACATCATATTGTTCCAGTTGTAACCTTGCTTTGCACGGTCTTCAAACGCTTCTTGGAGCCCAACTTTATTCTTTGTTCCTTTTGTGCGGACACCCGGATACGCCGAGAACACATTATCTGACGAGTCACCGCGCATACACTTCTCAAAGAGAAGCCATTCCGGATCAGGAATAGTTTTTGGCTCTTTCGTTTTCTTATCAACAACTGGCTTGCCTTTGGCATCGAAGATTCCTTCTAGGGTGATTAGTTCGTCAGTAATACCGTTGTACTGCTTAACATTTGGTGCGATTAACTGAACAAAGTCAGTGTCACTGCTAATAATAATATGTTCGTCTTGGGGGTGTAAAGCTATCCAACGGGCTATGATGTCGTCTGCTTCGGCATTTTCATGGCGTATCACAGAGCAGTTGGTATTCGAAGACAAGTATTTAGTCAGATTATCATAGGTTTCCCAGAACATCTTATCTTCTTCAGCTTGCTGTTCTGTCAGGGCCGCACGAGCTACAGCACGATTAGCCTTATAAGGTTTGTAAACATCTTTACGCCAACTGCGTCCTTCTAGACAAAAAACCACATGATCTGCTTCAAATCTGCGGGCTACTTTGTTAGCTGACATCAAGGTTACATGCAGTGCGAAACCAATCTTTTCCCAAGTATCACTGGCACGAAAAGCACCGTGTCTTGCTCTAAAGAACATATTAGCTGTGTCTATCAAGACATATTTCATGGGTACCGCCTTATATTAATTTGTTGTCAACAATGTATTTTAACATAAAACGATGAAAAAAGCTATGGCCATCCTTACCAAAATGGTATGATTCGGGACTAACCGTTTCAAAACCGTTTTTTCTAAGTATAGCATCAAAGGTCATTTCGGGATCATATGGTCCAATATAGCTGGTGCCCCAATCCTTTTGGTCTTTGATAGTGGCAAAGGTATTGTTACCATTAAAGAAAATATGCGGAACTTCTTGTGACGCCAATTCCAAATGA